CTCGATCCGATGACTCTGGTTTCAGCCATGAAGTCCCCCTAGTCGATGCACAGGAAGTGCGGGCAGAAGACCCCAGCGCGCCCGGTTTCCATGATGTGGCCGATGAGCGGCAGCACACCCGAGATGACGGTCGTGCCGCCGGGCGTGGTGCCCACACAGGTCATCTGACTGCCGGTGATCGGCGTGGCAATCGTCAGCACCGCCGCAGTGCCGTGCGTCTGAATCCAGCCGTACTCGCCGGAGGCGATCGGGTAGATCGCCGCGCCCACACAGACCCCGGTCGCCGTGGTGGCCGGGAAGATGATGACCTTCGAGTACGGGTGGAAGATCAGCGTCACGCGGGTCGCCGTGCTGAGCACCACCTGGATCGAATCCGCCGGACGCAGTTTGATGATCCCGTTCGCCAGCGCCGCCACCACCGGATGGCTGAGGATCTGGTAGGTGTAGCCTTCGCCGGGGGTCGTGTCGGTGATGACGTAGCCGTCGGCGTACTCGTTCAGGGTGAGCGCGCCGGTTGAGGCTTCGGTCGTGAGCGTGATCTCGTTCGACCCGAGCGCGCCGGTCACGACCACGAGCGCATCGTGGGTCGCTTCCTCCACGCGCGTCTGCAGCATGGTCCCGGCGACGAGCAACTCCCCCGCCAGCGCGTAGCGGAAGCCGCGCCCGTCCTTCGTTTCCCGGTATTCCCCGACCGTCGCCTTCGGCTCCGCGCTGGACGAAAAGCCCGTCTGCCCTGTAGCAGCCGGCCATGACATATTCGGCATTGAAAACTCCTTGCTACGCGGGGGGATTTCGATCCCCCCTGCGTGCGCTGACTGTTACGTGATGGCGGAAACCACGCCGAGGTGACGGGACGCGGTCGTGCCCATCCCCAGGAACGTGGCGAGCTTGTGAACGTTGGAAAGCTGGTTCGCCGGATCGACGGCGGGGTACATCTTCATCCAGCCACCCGCGAGGTACCAGACCTTGAGAAACTTCTTGTTGACGAAGCGGAACTCGCCGGCCGGCGCGTCCTCGTCGTACATCATGGGCAAGCCCTTGTATTCCAGCGCATCGTTCATGAACGCCGCATCACCGCCACTCTTGCGGTCGTCTTTCATGTAACGATTGAGGGTCACGAGCGTGCTTTCGTACCCTTCGAACGACGCGCGGTCGCCGACAACCCCGGTCGGCTTGTTTTCCGTCCCGCCGAGCGAGCACTGGTTGTGAATCGACCGCAGCGCGGCGTTCAGGTTGTCGAACGCGGTGGCCGTCTTGGCCCCGCTCGTCTGCTTGTTGCGCCAGAACGAGAACGCCGACCGGCTGATCCCGCCCACGGTGCCGGTCGTCGGCGTGATGCTGATCAGCTTCTGGACGCCGTCGATGTCGTTCGGACCCGTGCCGTCGCCCCACATCTGCCGGTTCAGCAGCGCGATGTGCGAGTTCTTGCCGTTCTCGAGCTTGCCGGCGATGACGTCGAACTTCCGGTTTTCGGCGGCGTTCCGGAGCTTTTCAAGGTCGGAATAGACCACGGTCCCGGCCGCGATCTTCTGGTTGTAGCGGGCGGCGTCGAACACGTCGATGCGCGTGGTATCGATCTCGTCCATCTCACCCTGCATCGCGTGCGTGGTGTTCTCGGCGTACTCGATGCTCACTTCAAACAAGCGCCCGCCGCTGACTTCCTCTTTGAACCCCTGCTCCCCGAGCAGATAGAACAGGGCTCGTGAGTTGAAGATGTTGTCCGTGGGCTTCTTGCCCACCTTCGCTTCGAACACGCTCGCGGCGACTTGCCCGAGGTTCGGATCTGGCATGTGACTCTCCTAGTTATTTCGCGGCGGCCATGCTCGCCTTGAGCGCGTCAGCCCAACTCATGTCCTTGAGTTCGACGGGCGCGGCGGTGCGCTGCTGGCCGGGATTGACGGTGTTGGCGTTGGCTTTCGCACTGGCTTCCGTCAGTGCAGCCTTACGCGCGGCCGCCCCGAATGTCGGGACGACCACTTTCATGTATGCGCGGAGCGTGGCCGCAGACAGAAACTCTGGGGTGTCGGCGCGCGGATCGCCTTTGGGGTACTTCGCAATCTCTTGCTTGACCGCCGCGATCATCGCCGCGCCGTGGATGTTCTTGTCGAACCCCTGCAGCTCGCTGGTGAGGTCGGTGGCGAAGCCGTCCGCCGCTACCTTGTCCTCAGCGAGTTGAAGTTTCTGCGCCGCCGAGAGCGCCGGGGCGTATTCACGCCGCAGTTGCTCGGCCTGCGCCGCCAGCACCGCGTTCATGTCCAGCCGACTGCCATCCTCGAGTTCGATGACCGGCAACGGACCTGCCTGCTGTGCGGGCTGCTGCTGCCCACGTCCTTGCGAGAGCGCCCGCGCCGCCATCGAGCGGAGCTGCGGGCCGTACTGCGGATCTTCCTGCAGGTCGGCGATGAGTTCCTGAACGTAAGCGAGCGGATCAGCCTTTGAGAGTTGGGCGATCCGTACGACCTCTTCTAGATCCTCACGGTTGACCTGTTCGGCCCATCCGTATTGCCCGCGATACTCGGCCAGCGCCTCATTCCGCGCTTTCGTTCTGGCGTTTTCGAGGATCGAGGGCCACCGCTCTTGGGGCGGCTCGCCCGGCTGAGCTGTTGTCGCACCCGGAGTCGCCGTGGCTGCAAGCGGATCCGTCGTGTCCGCGCTCGCGCTCGTTGCAGGCGTCGTGTCGGGTGTCTGTGAAGCTGGCGAGGCTTCCTCGGCGGCTGAATAGGCCGCTGAGATGTCGCCGCCGCTGATTGTGCCGTCGTCGTCCATTGGTCCCCCGTCGTTGCCGCTGTTATCGCCGCGGCGGTCGAAAAAGCGGGCAGTACAAAGAAAAAGGGCGCTGGTTAGTGCGGGATTGCTCCCGACCAACACAGCGCCCGTGTCTGTGCCTGCCCTTGTCCGCTAGCCTCTCGGGCTGAGAGTTGTCAGCGCGGTAATTAGTCGCGCTCCAGCTAGCCGGTCAAACTCTAACTATTCTGAGTCGCCAAACACGAGTCTCACGAGCGTGTCTGTCTGTTCAGTAGATGGCATAACCCCTTATTGCAGCCCGGTCCCTCTCCCGTAGCGCCGTGAGCACCGGCAGAGAATCTCAACTTCGATGGTCAGCCCGCTCGTCCGCACCTTCGCGGCGTGGCACCCGCTCGGCTGGCAGCGATCGCAAAACAGCGCCTCGGCCAGCCGGTTCGCCATCATAAACTGCTTCATCATGGAGAATAAACGCAAGTCGCCGTCAGCGATAGGGCGAACTATACGGGGAGCTTCGCCAACAGCATCCTGCAGGTGCAGGTCCACAGCATCTCCTGAATCTGATCCGTGACCGGATCGTCCGTCGTCTCGATCTCGCCGTAGCTCTGGCAGTCGTGACACCACAGCTTCCGGCTCAACTTCTGCGCCCGCAGATACTGCGCGTAGCTGAGAAACAGCGCGGCATCTTCCGGCCCCAGCACCGTCGCCGGCTTGTGGGCGATGGACCCATCCGGCGCGAGAATTGTCCCCTGCGGCAGCGCTACTGGCATCAGCCCCCCAGCAGTGTTCCGGAGGTTGTCCATGTGATATACGGTTCAACCCACGGTCCACGCGGCCAGTAGGGTGCCGGATACAGCGGATACACCGGATACGCACCGTAGCCGCCACGTCCGCACGTCGGGCAATGCCCGCAGGACGGACAGGGCTGCGTCTGCATCTTCTCCGCGTTCATCTTCTTGAACGCCTCAATCAGATCGTCGCCTGTGTTACTCATGACAGTCCCTAGAACCATTTCCGCGTCAAAGGGCTTTTGTCTGACCCCTGTGTGCCGACGTGCGAATCCTTCACCCGCAGACCCAACTGCTTGCACATCCGCCGATGCTCCGACTTGCTGCGGAACCGGATCGGCTCGGCGGCCATGTGCTCCACCGTGAAATCGCACTCGTCCCCGATGATGTTCGGGAACGACGACCGCCACAGAATCTCGACTGCCCCACCACAGGTCGGACACGGCGGGCGCTCACCGTACTGCACCCACACGTTCTCCTGCACATGCTCGTTCGGGCAGATAAAATCCAAGCGCCTCATCCGTGCATCGCCTTGTACTGCTTGGGTGAATCCGACCACTCGACCTGTTCCACCCCGACCCGCACCGGTATGCCCCGGAACCTGACCGTGTGCTGCTGCCAGTTGACGAAGTCGTACGGCACGAACACGCCCTCCCGCGACTGCGGCGCGGCTTCGTAGAGTTGCCGGTGCTCGAGCGGCGTGACCTCGATCAGCGCCACCTGATGCGGCGCGTTCGCCAGCCCCGTCCGCAGCTTATAGAGGAGTTGTTCAAGCCCCGTCATCACATCACCGGCCCGTCCGGCGTCGGCACGCCCTGCACCCCGCCTGTCAGGTCCATCTGGTGCTTGTTGATCGGCTCGCTCTGTTCCGCCTGCCCGCCGTGCTCTGGTCCCGGCCGCGAGCCCTTCTGTTGCTGCTTCTGCGCTTCAGCGGCCTGCGCCTGCTGCGCCTTCTGCGCGGCGACAACCGCGCCGAGTGTCTGCGCCGTCTGGAGCACCTCGGGCGGAATCGGCCAGCCGGCCGCCGCCGTCAGGTGCGCCGCGATGCCCGCGCCTGGCCCGACGAAGTCCTCGATCTTGATCGCGTAGCTGACAGACGGCTTCTCCGGCTCCGGCGGGGGCGAATCCTTCCACAGCCGCTCCGGGTCGTAGCCCATATGCGCCGCCAGCGGCTTGATCAGCTCGCGCGGTTCGACGTTCGGGTCTTTCCTGAGCTGGTTGTAGCCCTGGAGGAGCATCCGCCCGCGTTCACCTTCATCGACCCGCGCCTGCGAGTTCGGCCGCACTTTCAGTGCCCACGGCCCGCTGATGCTGTCCTTGTTCCACGGCACCAGCCGCGCCGCGCCGTCCGTGCCGACAATCCGCACGTAATCCTCTTGGTCGGCGTAAATCTGGACCAGCCCCATCAACTTTTCGACGCCCGACGCAAAGATCGCATCGATGCGCGACCGCTCTTTCCTGGCTCGAGACTGGATTGCCTGCTGGATCTGGTTGCTCTTGGTCGCCGTCTCTGACCCGCCGCTCATGACGCCGGCATTACTGCCCATCGCGTAAATCATGTCCAGCGTCTTCTGGCCCATCTCATCGAACAGGAACGTCTCCCGGCCTGATGTGCCTTTATCGAGAACGACGAACGCGCCCTCAACTGGCCCGTTAAAGCCGACGTACCCCATATTCTCGTTGCGTTCGATCTTTGCTAACTGGTCAGGGAGCACGCGCGTGGCGTCGTAGCCCACCTGCGTGAGGCTCCGGTCGCGCTTCTGGAGCACCTGCGTGTGGCCCTTACTGACCTGGTCAATCGTCTGCCGGGCCATCGTGGAGTCGGACGGCGGAATCGCGCGATCGGACACGTAGCGCAGTGTCCAGATGACCAGCGGGAAGCCCTTCATCCCGACCAACGTCGCGCCGGGGACGTACGTCTCGGACAACGGCTGGTCAGCCACCGCCCAGCGCTGGTTCGGGGAGTCCCGCTTCTCCACCGGCGCGGTGCCGTCGTCATCGTCATAGATGGTAAAGGTCCGGATCAGGTCGGGATGTTTGGCATCCTGATCAAAGAGGCTCGCCTTGTACCAGACCTCGTGCCCCCAGCGGACCTTCGGCTGCGCGGACCCCGTGCCCTCATGGGGCGGCGACAGCAGCATCTCGTCATCGTCGGTGCTGCCCCGGCGCGTGCGGCTCCCGGTGTCCTCGTCATCAAGCACATCCTCTTTAAAGCGCCACGCCAGCCAGGCCGCGTCATCGAAATCCGACCCCATGAAGTCAATCGGGCGCCGGAACCGTCCAGGTGGAATCCGACGCCAGTAGTAGGTCTCACAGACCACATTCGGCATCGGGACGGTTTCCGGAATCATCGCCGGTTCCGGCATCGGCGGCTGCGACAGCCCGAGAATCGCCCCCGGCTGCTCGACCGGCAGCGGCAGCGGCGCGTTCGGGTCGGGAATCATCTGCCCCGTAGGCACCGGCTTGACACCGTCGATCACATTCTCGTAGCCCACCTTGGTCACCGCGAATCCGACCCCACAGAGGAGGTCGGTGGCGATTTCCTCCAGCATCGCGTCGGCTTTGACCCCGCGCTTCCCGAGCATGTGATTGGCGACAGCCGTATAAATCGGTGCCGCAGGCTCATAGGTCGGCTGCAGCGCCTCCCCAATGACCTCCGGCGTCTCCGGAAACAGCAGCGCGGCCTTCTGGTAGGTGTAGGCGAAGTCCAGCGGCACCTCGATCGTGTCCATCGCCGGCCGCAACTCCAGCCCTTCGTTCACCAGCCGTGAGATGTTCTTCTTACCCTTGGTGATGACCGGCTTCAGCGCATCCTTGGCCGCGCCGAGGCGGCTTTTCCACGCGCTCACCTCGGTTTCGCTGAGGCTGGGACCCCCGGCTGCTTTCTGCGCCGGTTTCTGGCTGTATGGCATGTCAGCCACGCGCAGATCTCACATTCTCACTGCCAATGACGGCCCGCTTCGCGCCGGCGACGAGCTCGCGCGCCACATGGCCCCACGTCCCGACAGGCGGGCGCCGCTCGACTGCCGCCGTCGCCGGATGCGGGCGGCTCATGACGAGATACCGCAGCATGTCCACGCCGTGATCGTCGCCCTTGGTGTCCACATCATCGGCATTGACCTTGTCACTCTGCTGCGCCGGAATCGACCGCCGCAGATACGCGCACGTCTCGTCAATCGTCAAGAGCGGCTCGCCGACCACGTTCCCGGCGTCATCGACCGGCACCCGCAGGAACGAGTGCAGGCGGCTCCAGCCGTCCTCCCGCGCGTTCTCCGCTTTCCGCATCACCATCCCGGCCCGGATGAACGTCTCAGCTCGCGACTGGCCCCGGCTCGCGTTCCGCCCGTCCCGAATCCACATCGACGGGTCGCCGGCTATATACAAGACGCGAATCCCGAGCTCCTTCGTCCGCTTGTGGAACCCCGCCGCGATGTCCTCATCGGCCAGCCCCGTGAACTTCCACTCCCGGATGACGTGAATCCGATGCCCTGGCAGCACCGCCGCCCAGCCGATGCAGCCCGGCGAATTGTGCCCCCAATCCATCCCAGCGATCCAGTTAAGTTCACGCGGGAGAATCAGATCGTCCATGCGACACAGCGACATCAACGGGCTCGTAGGTTGCCGCAAAAATGTCAGGCTTGCACGGGTAGAACTCGCCCTTGACACCTTTGATGATCCAGTCGCCCTTATTGGCTCGCATCGTGCCCTCGAGTGTGTCAATGGCGAGTCCACCACCAAATCTCTCTCGACGCACAGATCCTTGCGCGAGGGCGAGCCCTAACACCTCGTCGGCATTCGTGCCCGTCCATTGCACGGCTTCAATGACGACCGGCTTCTTTCTGAACTTCATGCTGCGATGACCGCCCTTCGGATGTGCAATCGTTCATCCCACTCCCGGAAAAACTGGCTGGCTGATGCGTTCCAGTCGCCCTCGGCCAGCTGCTTATAGCGCGTCCCGCTCAGCACCGCGAGGTTCGTTTCCTTATAATCCGCCCGCATGTACGGGTTGTCCCGCAGACTCGCCGCCACATACCGCCACTGCTCGGCCCGGTACCCGCTCACCTGCGTCCCGTCCTCGTACACCGGCCGCAACGCCGGGAACTTCTCGAAATCAGGCGTGTGGTCGATAAACTGATCCTTCAGCCACTGCGCCGACGGCCCGCCAGGATTCGTCGTCGGCAGGAATACGCCCTTTACCAGCCGTCCAAGCCGATCCACGTAATCCCGTCTGGCTCGGGTTGAAAGCTCAGCCAGCACCGTCGTGCCCTCATGGTCCACCGGGTAGATACTGGCTTCATCCGGTCCAATCAGCCCGTACTCAATCCCCAGATACCGCTGCACCGCTTCCGGCTCGCTCATGTGCCCGCAGTAGATGATGCTCTGGTCCGAGCCCTTCCCGAAGACCGCCCGCTTGTCGCCCTCGAGCCACCGCCCGCCTAACTGCGGCACCTCATACGCCATCTTGATCGTATGGTTCGCCTGCAACTGGTCCCAATTCTCCCGCAGCAGCAGCGCCTCGTGCCCCGGCACGCTCAGGCTCCGGTGATACAGCAGCCACCGCAGCCCCGTCGACTTCCCTGGACCAGCCCGGCCCCCCCACAACAGGTACCCGCCCGCCGCCGCCGCCTCATATAACGGCACCTGCGACGGCAGCGGCCCTACCACCAGCGCCCCCTCGCACCAGCAGCACCGCGCCGTCTTGTGCGCCGTCCCGATCGGGCTGGTTAGGGCTGACACCTACTCGTGGTTCGCTGGCTTGTATTCGTCCAAGAACACATCCACGCTCGCGTCCGTTGGGCGCGTGGCGTACTCCAGCATTCGCCACAACACGCCAGCCTGCGTGCGCCAATCGAAGTCTTTAGGTGAGTACTCGCCGCTTTCAATGAACTGCAGGCGCACGATCATCGCCATGTAGTCGCTCGGCGAACAGTGGTGCGGGGCTGGAGCCTCCGCGGGTCGCGCGCCGTTCAGCACCGGCCTGTGAACACCCATCCCAGCCATTACGCCACCCTCCCACGCTCCGCATACCGCAGCACCCGACTCACCTGCACCGCCCGCCACTCCGTGTCCAACTCCCGCCTGAGCTCGTTCAACTTCGCCGCAATCGCGTAAAGAGAAAGCCCAGAGGCCCTGAGAGAAAGCACTAACGGCCCAATGTGCCGATACCGCTCCGCCGTCTGCGCATTGATCGCCGCCTTCGCCTTCACGCGAGCCGCATCCGTCAGCGTCCCAGGCGTCCCCAACTTCCCACCCCGCGCCTTGTACGCCGCCAGCGCCGCCTTCGTCCGCTCCGACGTCGCTCGCGCTTCCTGCTCCGCCACCGCCGCCATAATGTGCAGCGTGAACCGATTCGCCCCCGGTAAGTCCAGCGCCGTAAACTCCACGTCCCCGTCCATCAAACTCGACAGAAACGCCACGTTCCTGGCCAGCCGGTCCAGCTTCGCAATCAGCAGCACTGCCCCGCCCTGTAAGCACAGCGCCAAGGCTGCCCGTAACTGCGGGCGCTGTACTTTCCGCCCAGATTCCACTTCCTGAAACTCGGCCGCCAGTACCCCGCCCTGACGCTGCACAAACTCATGGACCGCCGCCCGCTGCGCCTCTAACCCCAGCCCACTCGCCCCCTGCCGCTGCGTGCTCACCCGGTAATAGGCCACAAACGCCATCGGGTGCGGCTGGTCAATCGGCAAGCCCTGCGCTGGTTTACTCCGACCCCGGCCGGCCCTCGCACTACCGGGGTAGGGTCCCTGGCCGGATCGCGCGCCGGACTGGGCCGGCTTGGACTCTATGCTTGACCGCTCATGCTCTAGTGCTGTGTATGTGCTCATGCCTAGCACTATACCACACCAGCGCCGGTCAGTGCTAGTGTGTTACTACTCAGCCACCTTAGCTACTGGTGTGAGCACCTGCACCTGTACCACTGAGTCACTGATCCCGATGTTGACCGTAAACCCTTGCTGCTGTGTCTCTTCCAGCACGCCTAAGCCCTTCAAGGCCTGCACATGATCCCGCGGTAGGCCCTTCCTGACGATGTTCTGAGCCATCCGCAGGGCTGAGCCGCGGAGATATGCCTTCGACGGCTCGGTGGTGTCGATGAGGTCTGACAGCCACTTGGCGACGGTGGGTTGTGAGCAGCCAAGCCGATGCGCGATTTGGTCTTGCGTCAGTCCGTCCTTGTGCAGTTTGAGCAGCACGCCGACGTCGGAGCGTGTCAGTCGGCCGTAGTCGGGCTTGATAGGTTGCGTGGCTACAGCGGCCGTCGTCTCGGCGGCTTCAGCCACAGCGGCTTCCTGCGTCGATGGACGTGGCACAGATGGAGCTGAGAAAGCTGAAGCGCGTGCAGGCCAGGTGCGATGGCAGCGTCAACTGGCACCCACTGATTACCGGGGCGGCGGCGGCCGAGTTTGCGGGCGAACCTGACAGGTGAGCCGCAGACACGGCAGGCGCTGACGGCGGGTGCAACGAAGGCTGGGACAGGCACGGGCTGCTTCGCAAAAGCGAATGTTGCAACATCCTGTCAAGTAGCGTGAACCCTTTTCGGGGACTTGTCTAGAGGGTTACTACGCCGCCGGCTTGGGCCGCTGCTGCACCACCTGCGGGTCCAGCGTGCTCTCGTAGGTCTTCCAGCGGTGCCAGCAGCCCCGGCACTCCCGCTCCCGCACCCGCCGCACACAGCCCGCCTCGGCCCCGTGCAGGCGGCTGTTCACGACGTGGATGTCGCGGCTGGCGCAGTGCGGGCACCGCTCAGGGTCAGGCAGGGCGATCACTGGCCCTCGGCCTGAGCGATGGCGGCGTTGATAGCGTCCTTGAGCAGCGGCACGTCGCTGACTGCGACGAGCGCGACACGAGCGCCCTTCAGCGCAGCGAGCAACTCCCGATTAGTGGTTAGAAGGCCGACAGCATCGCGCAGCAGCCTCGCTTCTGTCTCAGCCGCCTCGATAGCCCCGGTGATGGTCAGCGCGTAGTGGCAAGTGACCAACTGACCAACCAGCGGTCTTAGATGTGCTGCATCGTCTTCCCGTTGACGCACCCGCTCGAGGAGCACCGCGATTAGTTGCTCAGCCATCACCGTCCCCCTTCACTCGTGACCTGCCGGAGAAACCCCAACGCGTCCTCAACACTCCGCACAATCCGTATCGGCGCCGCCGCCCACAACTGGTGCCACGGCTCTTGGTCCTTCGTCAGCCGCTGCTCACTCGGCTTGCGACTGCCGTCCTTGACCTCGATGAGCCACAGCCGCTGCCGGTGCAGCACGAGCAGGTCAGGACAGCCCTTGATGTTCAGCGGCTGTACCAGACAGCCGCCAGCCTCCAGCACGCGGGTTACATCGGCCTCGTTAGCGTCCCGGCGGGCTGCGCGTCTCACTTCACCACCTGACACGGCCCCTTGTGATTGGCCACGAACCGGCACGGCTTCTGCCCCACGCGCTGCGGGCACGGCACGGGCTGAGGGAAGCGCTTGGAGGCTGTGCAAGGGCCGCAAGATGGGTCGGTGCAGCCGGTCGTGGCACAGCAGGTCATGACGGCGGCTCAGGCGGCAGCATCCAGTGCGTTGGGCGCCAGCCAGAATCCAAATGCACCCAGTGCGCGTTGCGATTCGTCATCGAGTCGCCGTTAGTCCAGTAGCAATCGGGGAACCGCCGCACGTCGAACCCGTCGTCATGAGCGCGCCACATCTTCGCGCAGAGATCAACCCGCTCGCCCTTCTTCGGGGCAGTCTCAATCGGTTGCCAGTCGCTCACTCATCCCTCCCAGCCCGCGCCGCCCGGCTATCGAACCGCGCCCGCTCCTGCCCGCCGCGCAGGATGCTAGCGATCGTGTCCTCAGCCACCTGCTTCTCGTACGCCGACGTTGCCGCTAGCCGCGCGTCCAGCGCCGCCTTCAACTTGTGGACGAAGGGCGAATCAGGCGCGGTAATCGACCTCACTCGCTCTCCGTTGGCGGGTCAGGCAGCGGCATCCAGTGCGTTATCCGTGACGCATGGCCTGAATGCCAGCCATCGGCCCACATCCACTCGTCGTAAGTCTTTGACCACCAAATCGGCTGTACCTGCCTATTCCACGTGAGCCCGATAATGGCGTGGCAATCCTTCGGCGCAGTCTCGATCGGTTGCCATTCAGCCATCACTCCCCCTCCAAGTAGCCCAGCACCGGCGCCGCAGGCAGCGCCAGCTCCCGCCGCTCCCGCCCCGCATACGCCTGATAGCTCGCAATGAACGACTTCCGGTAGCCCAGCAACTCCGGCCCGTCCGCCGGCAGGCTCGAGCACAGCGCCCGCCAGCCGCCGTAGAGCTCCATCGCGGCGCGCCTAGCGGCCTCGTCAGGCCACGCAGACAGCGGTGGCTGCTCGTAGTAGCCATACCGCTTGATCAGTTTCCTGACCGCGTTCCA